ATACATTTTCTGCTTGGGTATCTGTTATTTGTTTATTAAAACCTGGTTGAAATGGAATCTTTGTTAATGCCATAACGACATTTTAAACTATATATAGCGCTTAGTATAGCTTACTTGATACCAGAAGGTAAGCCTAACATAGCTCTTTTATCAAATTTATTTTGTTCAGCAAACTGACCGTTTTTGTGATTGTAGTGTAAAAATACTTGACCACAAAGATTGCCTTGAAACTCTTCTCTCCAATGCTCTAATTCGCATCCAGAGTATACTAACATATCTCCAGGGGCCAAATCTACTTTAACACCTGCTGGTGCATTTGGTTTCATAATATTTTTATATTCATCAATGACATTATTAGATCCTGTTGGGTCAATAAAGATTGGCCACGGATCTCCACCTAAATTAAGCGTAGTAGATATTTCACAACTAGGTCTATCTTTATGTCTTTTTAAAATAGATCCTTTCTCGTACACGCGCGCGTAAGAATAAGTTGGAACTAAATTTAATTTTGTTTGTTCCATCATAATCGGTAATACTTTGACTAATAAAGTTTCCATAACAAAATCGGCATAATGCGAATAAACATTAGGAACTTGTTGATCTTTCCATGTTCCCAAAATAGGAGACTCTGCTACAATGTTATTATTGTACATAAACTGAACAGCATCTCTTTTTAATAGAAAATAATTAAAACAAAAATTAGCTAATTCATAAGGAATAGCTTGTTTGATCACTTGATATTTATTTTGATTAAACAACATAACATTTTTGCATAAAATTAAAAGATACGGATATTCTTATATCATTAGAATGATTGGGATCTACACAATGATGTAACCAAGAAGGAAACATAATAAGTCTTCCAGCAATAGGTTCATAGTGTACTTCTCTCCATAAACGGTCTGGCTGTTGTCCTGGCACTTGTCTAGGTCTGGTCATTAATGCAACTGATCTAGGATCTTCTAATTTTAAATGTCCACAATTAGGAGGAGTTTTAACATAATAAACTCCTGACCATAATGAATTAGGATGAATATGAGTTCTATTAAAACCTCCTGGAGGATTAATGTTTGCCCACATATTACCTAAAAATGGTTCTGAATCTAAATATTCTTCTTTATATATCTCTCTTTGTGCTTGAAATAATATATCAACTAATTCTTTATACTCAGGAAAATCTGCCATAGTAGATGGAGAATGCCACCCATTAACATTGGTTCTTTGTATTCCTCTATCTTTATTAGACCAAGCAATAATATCTTGTTCTAATTTTTTATTAAATGCAGCGTTACCTACATCTTTAATATAAATAGGTGTGGGAAAAAATAATTCTCGATTCATTTAAAAGAAGGCCCTCCAAACCACATAACTAATGATTTTCTAATACCTTTTGTAATAGGTATTACTCTATGTCTAATAAAGGATGCAAAAAAGATAGCTTGTCCTTGTTTTGGTTTTACAATATTTCCATCTGACATTAATTCTAATCCTCCTCCTTCAAATTCAGATTCATCTGATAATAAACAAGTCATTGATATTTTTCTAACAGGTGGTTGGTGTTTACAATTAATATCCGAATCAATATGCCAATCATAAAATCCTCCCGAAGGATACTCTGTGTATTGAGCAGGTTCTGTAATTCTCATTCCATCAAAACCAAAATGATTACCGTTGGTTTTGAGCATTATTTGTTCAATAGCTTTATACATTTCAGGCATTTTATTAAAGGGAATCCAACTAATATGAGAAGTTCTTGTTTTGGTATCTACTGCTCCCTTATGACTTCCTCCTACTTCTGCTTGTTGTTTTGGTTCCGATTGACCAGCTGCAATAATTAATTGACATTGTTCTTTAGTAAAAATAGGTGTTGTTGTTTCTACAACCAATGATTTCCAACTTGGTTCTGTTATAATCATATTACTCCTCTATTTCTAATTGGATCATATAATACGTCACAATTAGCTGCTAATGTTCTTCTTGTTTCTTGTGTTCCATTAAAAGGATACACACAATGTCTCATATCATAAGGAAAAACATAAAAATCTCTTAAATTCATAGGCGGTTGATAATCTACTTTTGCAAATTGACCACTAGCGCATCCTAATATTTGTAATTGACCATTTTGAGGTGTTTCTGCTGCAGAATATTCTACACCAGTAGTAGATGGTTTTTTTAAAATCATAACCGAAGATAAACCTGTAAATAAGTTTCCTCTATGAATATGTACTGGATTATACTCATTAGCTTTCATTTCGTTTACCCAAATAGAATTTAAATGCAATTTAAATTCTCTAATTTTATTAAATTGTAAGTAATGTTTATAAACTTCCATAAACCAATTAGTAACATTCATAGGTAAATGGTTATGTCTTTTCATTTTAGACTCATCTTCTCCATTAAAAAAAAGAGAATGCTCATTCATTATTTTACCTACTAATTGTTCATTAGCTGGATATAATGAATTTCTTTTTTGTTCATAAATTTGATTAATAGTAACAAACACATCTAAAGGCGTTTCGTACTTTAAAATAGATTGACCTAAAAAGATAAAATCAAATTTCATTTATAAGTATTAAGAATTTGGTTTTCCGTATTGTGGAAGCTCCTCTTTCTTTTCTTCTCCTGGTAATTTTCCACCATCTTGATAAGGAAGTTCACCTGTTTGTATAATTCTTTCAATCGATTGTAGTTGTCCTAATACATTAAATACTTCAGCATCGGAAGACGCTTGAGTTAATGTTTTTGCTTTGTTTTGATATACTTTTCTGTAAGAATCTAATTGGTGTTGATTGACATCTTGTGTATTAAAAGAACCATCATCAAATTCTTTTTTAAGTTTTGACCACATTTTAATTTCTCTCATTCTGTGTGTCGCAACTTTTTCCATAGACGCTTTAGCAAATCTTGCTTCGTCTAAATCAATTTCATATTTAGTTGCTTTGTATTCGTCTTCTTCAGTTTTTATTTTTTTCTCTAACCATTTAATTTTTGCTTCATTTCTTCTATAATCAAAAGATAGAGCCATTAAATTATCTAAATAACTAGATTGTTCTCTTACACATTGCCAATACTTAGCAGCTCTGGTTGGGTATCTATTGTCTTGTAAAACAGAAAACCTTGCTTCGGTTTCTGTTCTAAACATTTGTTTTTTGCTCCAAGTATCTTTTAATTCATCTACCATTCCCTTGAATGAATTTAAATCTTCTGGATTTAATAGATTGTTTAAATTTGCTTCTTCTTTTTGAATTAATTCTTTAATATCTTTTTTTTCTGTCTTATCTGCCATAAGTACTTTCTATATAAAAATTATTGTTAATTTAACAAGTCTTGTTATATAGATTTTTATAATTAAAGCAAGTTTTACGAAGAAGCAATAATATCAATGATTCTATCAGGTGAATCATAAGCTTCGGTGGCTGCTGTCACATTAGAAGGAGCTCCACCAAATAGTAGTGCAGCTGTATTAGATCCTGAAGAACCAACTCCTGAATTTACCGTTAATAATTCATCTACTTGTGACCAACTTGTTCCATTCCAAGATTCTACGTAAGCAGTAGGACCTGTAGTAAAACCGCTAGCTGCTAATGCTGCTGTTTGAGTTCCTATTCCTGAAGCAGAATATCTTGCAGTGTTTAAATCATTGACTTCTGTCCAGCTTGTTCCATTCCAAGATTCTGTTTGAGCAGTTACAGCTGTATCAAGTCCTGCAACACATAAAGCAGCTGTTTGAGTTCCTGCTCCACCTACTAATCTTTTAGCAGTATTTAAATCATTTACTTCTGTCCAGCTAGTTCCATCCCAAGATTCAGTTACTCCTGTAGTAGTAGTGCTAAATCCACCAAATGCTAAAGAGGCAGTTTGTGTACCACATCCTGCAAACTGAAATCTTGCAGTGTTTAAATCATTCACTTCTGTCCAACTAGTTCCACCCCAAGATTCAGTTAATGCTTGTGCAGGAAGAGGTCCTCCACCAAAAGCTAACGCTGCAGTTTGTACTCCTGTTCCACCTAAATGTAATCTAGCTGTATTCATTGAATTAACCGTTGTCCAGCTAGTTCCATCATAAGATTCAGTAGAACCAGTTTGAGATCCTGTATTTCCTCCAAAAGCTAAAGTTTCATTTTGCGTTCCTGCATTGGCCGCTGCTAAAGTACTTCTAGCAACATTCATAGGTGCTCTAGTAGACCATGCACCAATACTTACATAATCCCATTCTTCGGTTGCGCTTATACTGGAAGGGGTTGCACCACCAAAAGCTAATCCTGCCGTTTGTGTTCCTGTTCCTGCTAAACTAGTTCTAGTAATATTTAAATCATTTACTTCTATCCAGCTAGTTCCATTCCAAGATTCTGTTTTTGCTGTAAAAGGTGGTGCATTTCCTCCAAAAATTAATGCATTTACTTGACTTCCTAAACTTCCTGGTTCTCTTCTTGCTGTATTAACATCATTAACTTCTGTCCAACTTGCACCATTCCAAGATTCGGTATTGGCTACATTAACTGTTGTTATTCCTGTAATAGCTAAAGCTGCACCTTGTGTCCCTGAAGATCCAAGAGAATATCTCGCTGTGTTTAAGTCATTAACTTCTGCCCAACTAGTACCATTCCACCATTCTGTTGCTCCTGTAGTAGGAGGTTCTCCTCCAAAAGCTAAAGCTGCACCTTGTGTCCCAACTCCTCCAAGAGCATATCTTCCAGCATTTAAATCATTTACTTCTGTCCAACTTGTTCCATTCCAAGTTTCAGTTACTCCTGTAACAGGTGGTGTTCCACCAAATGCTAAAGCTGCCGTTTGAGTTCCTGTTCCTCCTAATCCTTGTCTAGCAGTATTTAAATCATTAACTTCTGTCCAACTTGTTCCATTATAAGATTCAGTTACTCCTGTAGAAGTAGTGCTAAATCCACCAAAAGCTAAACCAGCAGTTTGAGTACCTGCTCCTGTGAAAGAAAATCTAGCTGTATTTAAATTTCCTCCAGTAGACCACGCCCCATTAATATTGGCAGAGGAACCTTTTAAAGTGGACTCTGTTGTGTTATACCACATCTGGCCTTCAATGGGATTAGTTGGATCTGAAGATAACACTTCAATATTAGTTCCGTATATTTCTTTAAATGTTGTCATAATATTATTCTGGTTGTACTACCTCATTAATTAAATAAGGACTATCCCAAGCTTCGGTGGCTGCTGTTACAGTTGGTGTACTTCCACCATATACTAAACCACTATTTTGTGTTCCTGCTCCACCCATTGCTCTTCTAGCGGTATTTAAACTATTAACATTAGACCAAGAAGAACCATTCCAAGATTCTGTTGCTGCAGTAATAGAAGGTGCATTACCTCCTGCTGCTATAGCAGATGTGTTAGAACTTCCAAAACCACTAGGATCTCTTCTTGCTAAATTTAAATCATTTACTTCTGTCCAGCTGGTTCCATTCCAAGATTCTGTCACTGCTAAATTTCCAGCGTTTTCTCCACCAAAAGCCAAAGATGAAGTTTGAATTCCCGCACCGTATGTTAAAGATCTAGCTTGGTTTAAGTCATTCACTTCCGTCCAAGAAGTACCATTCCAACTTTCTGTTAAAGCAACATAATTTAATGGTATATCTAATCCACCTATAGCTAAACCTGCAGTTTCAGTTCCTGATCCAGCTAAATCAGATCTTGCAGTATTTAAGTCATTTACTTCAGTCCAAGAAGTACCATTCCAAGATTCTGTGTTTGCTGTATAGGAAGCAGGAGGGGATGGTGATGTCTGTCCACCTGCAATAATTCCAGCAGTATTTGTTGAACCTGATCTCGCTGCAGCACTTCTTGCCGTGTTTAAATCGTTGACCTCTGCCCAAGCAGTTCCATTATAAGTTTCTGTGTTTCCAGTTTCTGTTGTGCTAAATCCTCCCGCAAGTAAAGCAGATGTTTGTGTTCCAAAACCCATTCCACTTCTTCTAGCCGTATTTATTGAATTTTCAGTAGCCCATGCTCCTCCTCCTGCAACAATATTCCATTCTTCGGTTGCGCCTGTTACAGCTGTTGTATAACCACCAGATGCTAAACCATTTGTAGAGTTTCCTTGACCAGTTAAAGCAAATCTAGCTACATTTAAATTATTTTCATTTGTCCAAGAAGAACCATTCCATTGTTCCGTATTTGAAACAACTGTTGATCCATTATATCCACCAAAACCTAAAGCTGCTGTTTGTGATCCACATCCAGCAGCAGACCATCTTGCTGTATTCATACTAGATAAGGTTGTCCAAGAAGAACCATTCCAAGATTCTGTTGCTGCAGTAGCTGGTGGAGTTTCACCACTAAAAGCTAAAGCTGATCCTTGTAAACCTGCTCCAGCATCAAAAACACCTCTTGCTGTATTCATACCAGTTACACTACTCCAAGAAGAACCATTCCAAAATTCTGTTGCATTTGTTGTAGTTGGAGTATTTCCTCCAAAAGCTAAAGCTGCTAATTGTGATCCTACTCCTGCAAGATTAAGTCTTGCAGTATTTAAATCATTTACTTCTGTCCAAGTTGAACCATTCCAAGATTCAGTTACAGCTGATAGTGGATTTCCACCAAAACCTAAAGCTGCTGTATTTGTTATTCCACATCCAGCTAAACCTCTTCTTGCGGTATTCATACTTGCTGGAGAAGTTGTCCAAGTAGAGCCATTATAAGATTCTGTTGCACCTGTATTACCTACTGTATAACCACCATAAGCTAAGGATGCTGTTTGTGTTCCTGCTCCTCTTAATTGTTCTCTAGCCGCATTTAAACTTCCTCCAGTAGACCACGCTCCTGACAAAGGAGCTACTCTGACTTTCAATTCACCTGACGTAGTGTTATACCACACCTGTCCTGTGAACGGATTGCTTGGATCCGAGTCAAAGTTTTGTACTTTACCACCATTGATGCCTACATAATTAGTCATCTACAATTTATATACTCCTTCGTTTTTAGTCTTCTAATGTCACTAATACAGGTCTCTGTCCAATTCTTAGTGCTTTGTCTTCAGCTGTTTCGCCTGCAACATTATTAGCATCCCAAGTAGATTGAGCTTCTGTTATGACAGCAGTAACTATTGCTTGAGCTTCATCTCTAGTTTTTGGAGTTCCTAACACTTTTTGAATCCAAAGATTCGCGTGTTTATTGTATGCAGGAACTTGCCAAACATTACCAGGAAAACTTTTAAAAGTGATTCTAGATGATTCTCTGTGATCTATAAACCCCTTTCCCCAGTTTTCAGCTACGCAATATTGATATGTTTTTGCCATATTGTTCTCCTTTGTTAACTTATTGTTATTGTTTTATCTGTAACTGAGTTAATTGTCCATTCTTCAGTTGCAGCACCCCTTTGTGCATAAGAACCACCAAAAGCTAAAGCGGCTGTTTGAAGACCAGCTGCTCCCGATCCTTCTCTACCATTATTCATACTATCTTGATTAGACCAAGCAACACCGTTCCAAGTTTCTGTGTAACCGCCTATTATAAACGAACTATTTTGCCCACCGAAACATACCGCAGCTGTTTGAGTTCCTTTAGCTCCTGCATTTCCTCTAGCAGTATTTAAATCATTTACTTCTGTCCAGCTTGTTCCATTCCAAGATTCTGTATAACCAACAAAATTAGCTGCAGCGGTACTGTATCCTCCCACTGCAATAGCAGCAGGTTGACTTCCTATTCCAGATCCAGCCCATCTGGCATTATTTAATGAATTAACAATAGTCCAAGCGGATCCATTCCAAGATTCTGTTTCTGCTGTAGCTGTATCTGTAGATGGAGGTTGAAGTCTTCCTAAAAAACATAATGCTGCAGTACTGTCTGAACCAGCCGCTGTTGTAATTTGTTTTGCCGTATTCATACTAGATACACTTGTCCAATTAGTTCCATTCCAAGTTTCAGTTGCACCTGTAGCAATATTAGGAGGAGTAGGATTATTTAACCAACCTCCGCAAGCTATGGCAGATGTCTGAGTTCCCGTTCCTCCAGCTGAACTTCTTCCTGTATTTAAACCAGTTGGATTAGTAGTCCAACTAGTACCATTATATAACTCTGTTAATGTTTTATCATCATTTCCACCAAATGCTAAAGCAGCGGTTTGAGTCCCTGCACCCATCAGATTAACATTTGATATGCTTAAATCTGAGCTTGTAGACCAAGAACCAAATGCTGCTGCTCCTAAATTCCATTCTTCGGTTGCGCCTGTTTGAATTGTTGGACTTTCTCCACCAAAAGCTAAGGAGGAAGTGTTACTTCCATCTCCTGCTAATATAAATCTAGCTGTATTTAAATCATTAGTTTCCGTCCAAATAGTTCCATTCCAAATTTCTGTTGCACCTGTATTTGCTGTTGTTACATATCCACCAAATGCTAAAGCCGCAGTTTGGATTCCTGATCCTCCTAAACCACGCCTAGCTGTATTTAAATCATTTAATTCTGTCCAACTTGTTCCATTCCAAGATTCAGTGTTCGCAATACTAGGAGGTCCACCTCCAAAAACAATTACTGAAGTATTATTAGCCCCAGCACCAGCACTTAATCTCCTAACTGTATTTATATCTGCTATCTCACTCCAAGAAGTTCCATTCCAACTTTCGGTGTTCCCTACAACAGGTCCAGGAAATGTATTTCTTCCAGCAAATATAGCGGATGTTTGAATACCTGCTGAACCCCCTTGTCCACCTGCTGTATTTAAATCATTTACTTCTGTCCAACTTGTTCCATTCCAAGATTCTGTTTCAGCTGTTTGAGTTGCAGCTCCTGGACTTATTTGACCACCAAAACTTAATGTTGCAGTTTGTATTCCTGCTGATCCCATATTTTGCTTAGCAGCACTTAAATCATTTACTTCTGTCCAAGCTGATCCATTATAAGATTCTGTATTTGCATAAAATGTACCTGGATCATCAGATCCACCAAAAGCTAAAGCAGATGTATTAGAAGCTCCTGTACCTCCCAAAGTTTTTCTAGCCGTATTTAAATTAGCACCCGAAGTCCACGCTCCAAAAACTGGATTTGCTGAATACTTAAAATTTCCTAATGAAGAATTATACCAAACTTGACCTAAAACTGGATTAGGAGGATCCCCAGCATAGTTTTGAATTGCTGTTCCTTGAATACCTTTATAAGTAGTCATAGTTATTTATTCTGGAGCAACCAGCCTTGTGTTGAATCTACATATACTAAAGTAAAACCAGCTCTTTCAACTGCAACTGTTAAATCAGATGCTGATCCTTGAATGTTGTGTCCATTTCTACCAATAGTTAAATTGTTAGTATCAAATGTTCCTGCATAATCAATGATTGAAATAAAATCTCCTATTGTTGCAGTTGTTGGAAGTGTAACGGTAAATGCTCCGCCTGTTGTATTACAAAAATATCCATTGCCTGCGACCGCGTTTGCTGGATCTGCAGTGATAACTGCTTGCCAAGATGCTCCACCTGAAATATCTCCAAAGGATGCAGTAGTTCCATCAGTTGTTAATACTTGTCCAGCAGTACCCATAGTGATTCCACCAAAAGAACCATTATCATTAAATTGAATTTGTTTATCAGATCCACCTGGAGGGGATGCTAATGCAATATCAATAATATTTGTACCGTTTGAATAAACAAATTTTTGTCCTTTATCGGTTGCAGAAAAAGTTACACCTGTTCCAGAAACTGTTTTTACCTGTACTGTAAAAGAACCAGTGGTTCCGTTTTCAAGAACATAAATTTTTTCAATTGAATCTGGAATCGTTACAATTTGATTTCCTGTAATAGTTCCTGTAAATTTTATAATTGCATTTCTACCATTAGACAAAGTACCATCTGTTACTGCAAGAGCTGTAGTTTGTGCTCCACCAGCAATAGATACTTCTTGATATCCTGCAAAACCTTGTTGTATTAATTGTAAATTGGTGTTTGTTTTATCACCCCAAGTCCCAGAGTTTTCCCCTGTGACCATTAATTCTAAACCTAAATCTGTATATGTAGATGCCATAATTATCTCCTATTTTAAATTTTTTATGCTGCAGTGTCAACGCGTACCCAAGTATTTGAGACACTAGTATTTATTGCTGTCCATGTATTATTGGCTCCAGGTATTACTTTTGACCAAGTTACAATCTTCTCATTACCTGTCGTACTAGTAATATTTAAACCTGTTGGGATAACAATCGCATTAGCTGTAATTGTAACAGTATTTGTTGTAATTGTTAATGCTTGACCTGTTACCTCTGCCACAGATACCGCGTCTACAGAAGCTACAGTAGAGGTTATTAGAAGACCTGTTAAAGTGCCTGTATTTGCATCTGCCGCTATAGATACTGTATTAGTAGTTGTATTTAATAACTCTCCAGTTAAATTTACAGGTGTATTTAAATCAATACTTACGGTATTAGTGGTTGTTGTTAAATTTTCACCACTAGTTGCAATGTTAACATCTGTATAAGCAATCTCATTACCAAGACTTAATGATAATGTTTGAGGTTGAACTATAATTGGTCCAACAGCTATTTCAATACTTACTGTATTAGTAGTTGTATTAAGTAATACTTCACCAACTAAATTTTCACTAACATTTCCATCTGCAGTAATGGATACAGAATCCACATTGGTAGTTGTAACTAGACTATCTGCAGTAACACTTACGTCTGATTTTGGTAATTCATCACCTATTGAAGTTTGTAAAATAGTTAAGGCACTTAAATTAACCGAAGCACCTGCCGTAATACTAACTGTATTAGTGGTAGTAGTTAAAGATTCTCCAGTTACGTTTGATTGTACACTGATAGTTGCAGTAACAGAATTTAATTGTGAGGTAATAGTGTTAAGAGCATTACCGTCACCCCAAGCAAATTCTCCCCACGCACCATCTCCGTAAGCATCCGAAATAGATACAACTATCCCGTTATCTCCCCAGGCTTGTTCACCCCACTTATTGGATCCCCAAGGAGACGCAGTCATGCGTTAACTCCTTAACTGATTCTTAAGATCGCTGCAGCTGTTGTGAATGCTGGGAACTGAATAGTAAAAGTTCCTGCTGTTGCTGTTTTGTCTCCACCAAAATCTAAAACACAAACTGCTTTACTTGCATCAGTTGAGTTATAAATTAAAGCACCTCTAGCTGTCAAAGTAACGCCAGTAAAAGACAAGTTTGCAAATGTTGCTATTGCAACACCCGATGCGACCGAGGTTTGTTGAGATCGTAATACTCCACCACCAGCTGCATATTGTCCAGAAGGTGATACTTCATTACCTGTGGTGTATGAAGTTGTTGCTGCACTTAATACTGCTGTTGATTTATATAATGCTAGTTTAAAAGTATCCCCACCTGTATCAAGGTCATGAACACCGTCTAATAATTCTTTTTTAAATGAATTACATACTGCTTGTGCTATTGCCATAAAAAATTCTCCTTAAATTTTAATTTTAAGTATTAGGTGATGGACTAGGAACTTTAATTCTTGGAACACCATCCGTATACTCGTCTCTACGTCTTCTGCCCATTTGTTCTAAAGCATAAGATTGTATTGCTTCATTATACCTATTTTGATAGAGGTTGTACATATCTGCTGGTCCTTTTAAATAACCATAGGCTTCTACTAAACAAGCATATAATAAAAGTTCTGGAGCTTGTTTTGAAAGCTCAGTTTGCGTATTAGACGAACTTAATGCTGGAGGTGTAGATATGTAATTTAACTGAATAGTGTAGTTACTAGCAGGAGTTGGAGCAACTACAATGTTGTCATCATCCCAATTAGCATAGTATTTTGGAAGACCCGAAGCTCCTCCGCTATTATATTCAGAAATAAAACTAGTGTCTCTTTTATCTAAAAATGACCTTGTACTTCCATCAATAACTTCTACAGATCTTATAATAATAGTATCTGTTGGTAATAATACATAACGATTACCAGAAGTAAAAGTAGAAGTTGCATAATCTCTTGCATAATCAGCATCTACTTCTCTAAATATTCTAAATTCAGAATCTCTAATAAAACCATCTATAATAGTAGCAGTTAAAACATTACTATCTACTTCTGTATAATCTCTAATTTTTTGTACTAATTCAGCGTATGTCATGATATTATGATATTACAATTGTTACCTTTCCTAATCTTGTTCCTACTTGTCTTTTATTATTTTCTGTTAATGGATCTATACTAGGCATCATTCCATTAGATGTAAATTGTCCATCCCAATAGTAAGGATCCAAATCAACAATAGTAGGAGATGAATCTTGAGGTCTAGCATTCCATAATGCAACTGGATCTGCTCTATGGTATTTAGGATCTAGTTGAGGATGTTTAGCCTCAAATTCAGAAATATGGACCCACGAACCATTCCATTCTTTTACCATTTCTCTATATGGAAAAGCTTGTCCTGATCTATCAGATATGGATTGTGAGTATTTACCTTTTGCGTATGACATTAAGATCCTTGTGGGTAATAAATATTAGGTGTAATGTACACAGAAGTTCTTTGACCATCTTCATCTAATGCACGTTTTAATTCATCTTCATATAAAAGTTTTAATGCTTGGATTCTATCTGGTGCAACTTTTTGTGATAAGTAAAAAGCTAATCCTGAAACCATACAAGGATAAAATCGATATGGCATATCTGTTGTATTCGTATAAGCACCTGCATCTTCAATTCTTGCAATATAATAATAAAAAATATTAGTCACAGCAGAAGTATCTGGAGCTAAATATAAAGTTATGGTTGGACTTAATAATCTGTTTACATAATACTGAGAAGGTGTTCCTGTATCTGTTTTATTAGGGATAGCAATATATTCTGATCTTGAAATTTTATTTAAAGTTTGTTGTGTTCCTCCAGTAACTGTTACTACTGCTTCTAAAACATCGCTACAATCACTAGGTGTACTATATGTTGCAGTTCCATTAGTTAAGGTTTGTGTATTAGATTTAACTTTCCATAAATTAATTCCACGGTTTCCCCATTCAGAAAATAAAAGGTTTAGGCTACGTCTAGCAGATTTAATGTTATATCCAGAATTAGTTCTTACACCGCATCTTTCATATGCTTCTTCAATAGTATCATCAATCGTGATATTAAATGATGTAGTACCAGATGTAGCCATTTATAAACCTTACTTCTTTTTGCTTTTCTTAGGCTTCATTTCTTTTTTGCCACCTGATTTAGGTGCAATGCCTGATTTTTGGTAATTTTTCATTCCCATGGTAAATCTCCTTGTTAACAAATTTATTATAGCTAATATTTTAGTTGTAAGCTAGAGGATTGCTGATTTTAGCAGTTATTTCAATAAATCTTTATAATAAGCTCTAGCACTAGGATTAGATAATTTAATACCTACAGAATCATGCTTGATAAATTTTCCCATATAAGCATTTTGTGGTTTTTCCATAAAAGGTTTATGATAAGCATGTCTCATTTTAAATTCTTTTTTTGTTTCAGTAGGTTGTTTAACTGCTTTTCCTGTATAAGCTTTTATTCCACCTTTTTTAAATGAAAAAGTAGCTCCAATATTAAAACTTTTTTTGCCACCTGTACCTTTACCTACACCTCCAAAAATAGATCGTTTTTCATCAATACGTCGTGTACCTGAAATAGTATCCATTCTACTACTTGCACTTGGATACTCTTTAACATCAAACTTTTGTCTATTAACTGTTATGCTTCCTTTTTCACCACCAAAAGTTAAACTTTTGTTTGTTTCTTGTGTATATCTATCTTCAGTTTTAGAATAAGAAGGTGTAATACTTAATCCTGTTTTTGCTTTTTTCACAGGAATACAATTAGGGACTTTTTTACCACCCTTCATTTTCATTCCAAACTGTTTATAGCCTTTCCAACATGCCATATTAATCATCCTTAGTAGCGGCCGCTTTGAGAGTGTATAACTTCTCCTTTAAACGGTTGTACAACTTCTTAGATTGTAGCACTTTAAATTGGAATAGTCTATTACTTAGACTTTTTGCGATAGGGTTTGGTTTTTTTACCATGAGTTGCTTGGATCGTTTTCGCATATTTACCTTTCCATGACTTTCCTAGTCCTGGTTCTAATTGTCTACTCATTTGTGATCTAGATATTACCATGGTTTATAATGTACTTTATTTTCTTGTTTAATAGCTTGTAAACATTGTCCTCTATTATCATTACCGTTCCACGATACATGGACCCAACCACTGTCTGGTTCTCCATCCTTATAAAATTCTAAAATTAATTGATCATACTCTAAATTGTCTTTTATCCATTGCGCTAATTCCTTATTGTCTACGCCTACTACTTCTATATCCGCCGCTTTTCCTTCGGTATGTTGTGAATGAATACTAGAACCAATAGCTATACATAATTCACCAGATCTATATCCAGAAGATATGATAACAGGAGAATCAAAATGAGAACGAATAGGTTGTAATACATTTATACACAATGCTTTAAGATTATCAATTTGAGTTGGAGAAGGATTATTTGGTATTCCTTTTCGTTCTGCTGTTTGAGATTTAACTAATTCACTTAGTTGAAAGTTTGCTGATAGTTTCATTAGTTTTAAGTTTATTACATTTACAATCTTTTAACAATAGACAGAAACCCATACAAACCCAATAAATACAGCTCATATTTTTAATTTAGATAATTGTTTTGCAATAGTATCTAGTTTATTTGAATATTAAATTTCTAAGTGGCAATGCCACATTTGTATTTTCACTTATTTTCATAGGCTATCAGCATTTCCACCTTCTTCTAGCCTGTCGTAATCTTGAATTAGGATCTTTAGCTGCTTTAGGAAATTGCTTCATTTGTCCCGCACTTCTAGCACAAAATGATTTTCTTCTCGCTGCACGTTTAGGGCCAGGGTTATCTTCTGTAACAGCTGTTTTTAATTTTGATCCTGGATTTTTTCTTCTGTAAGCCATAACACCTGCTTGTGTCATTCCTGCTCCAGATTCTGTTTTTCTAAAATATTTAGATTTACGTGGTGGCATCCCACCTTTTTTTATACCAGTGACATCTTTACCAAGTCCTGTATGCTCTTCAAGATATTCACCATAATAATCATATGGATCCATTCTCTCAAACATCATTAACTTCCGTTAGTTGTAGTAAAATAAGGTCCTGAATATTTGTCAGTTAATAAAGTAACTGCAGCAACACTAGTTAGTGTTGAACAAAAAATTCCGTTTGGAAATGGAATACCATCTTCTGGAAAATTTAAATTAATAACATCTCCAGTTGGAACATCTGCTATAAACATAGTAGTTCCAGTCTTGCTTCCAGTAGTTAAAACCACTTGTCCAGTTCCACCACCGCTTGAAGCAATAATAATTCCTCTTAATCTCGTTGCTGGTGCTACGATAGCAGTAGTGCTTGTAGCTTCAAATCTTGTTGCTTGTATATCGCTTTTGTATCCCATAATAGCTCCATTATACTTTTAAAATACTGGGGCGTAAAGTACGCCCCAGTATAAATATGATTACGCTCCTGGCGAACCGAAGATACCTCTAGGGTCAGACCAGCCGAAGCTGTATCTTTCTCTAGCTTTAAATCTTACGTTTCCAGTGTCAAAATCACCTTCGATTGCAGTTTTAATAGCTGCTCTCACAAAGTGTTTTAAACCGTTAGGCGCATCAGTCATGATGAAGAAAGCATCAGTGTCAGTCAAGAAATGGTTGACTCTGTAGCCTTGTGGGATCATTCCCATATTCATCATTGCATTGATGTCGTTTTTAGCAAACGCATTTGAACCACCTGGAGTTGTAGATAAAGGTGATCTTAAGATTCTCTCAGCAGTAAATTGCAATTCTTTTGGAATGATCAATTTAATACCTTGTAGAGCGATCTTTAATCCTCTTTCGTCTACGAAACCAGCGATATCAATTAACGCTTGTTCTAACGAAGTTTCTGACAAGTCAGCTGCAGTAGAAAGTTCATTTCTGAAAGTTCCACCATTAGACAATGGGTGGTCAGTAGTACAAAGTGCTTTACCGTCACCTCCATTGTAAGAGCCACCAGTATTAAACGCGTTGTTTAATACGTTAGCTGCAGTGATTTGTTTAGTTTGCGCCATTGATCTAGCAAGAGCTCTTGTATATCTAGAAGCCAATCTGTCATACAAGTTGTCTTCAATTGCTTCCTCAGTAATTGCGAAAGCAAGAGCAACTGTATTATGAGTGTATCTAGAAGTGTAAGCTTCTGTCGCTTGATCAAAAGTTACTTGTGCACCTTCAGCTTTGGTACTTGCGTTACCAAAACCAGAAAGCATCACTTCTTCTTCGAACGCTCTGTCAGATGACTCAGACATGAAGATTTCTGCATGTTCATTGTCGTATCTGTTATATTCCAGGCCAAATAAAGCATTTAAACCTGGCTCTAGTTCTTTAACTAGTTGTGATCGTGATATAGCCATAATTTATCTCCTTTATATTATATGCCCACACCACCACGAGCGTACCCGTAGAAGTGTCTGTTGATTCGTACCAACACGTCTGCATTAATTCCAGCAGCGTCATTTCCAGTTTCTTGAGAAATGTCAATTGCTTGAAGAACTAACAATGAAGATGTACCCTTTGTAGAGTAGTCTAATTGCGCATTAGAAATACCAGTTAAAGCATTTCCAGTTGTGTCAGTTACACTAAAGTTTTGGAAAATGTCTGCGATTGCAAACGCTCCGTCAGAATCAATTGAATAAACTACTTCTGGATCATCAATAACAGTAGCAACAATGTCGCTAGCGTTAACTGTTCCTGGATAGTAATTTTTCCAAGTTGGTTTCTGTGTAGTCGGATCAGTGTAAAATACACCGTTAAAAACGCCTACAACATCATTAGAAGTTCCACCTGTATGTTTCTCAATTCCACCAGCGGCAGTTGGCTGAACCAAATCACCTTGGTAAATTGCAGTTCCATAGTTGGCAGCAATTCTATATCTGTTTTGTGCGTTAATAAATGGAGATCCGTCTAACTTTCTTACTGGTCTAAGACCATATTTTTCAGCTGTATTAGCCATAGTTATATTACTCCTTTATTAAGTTTACAATTTACTTTGGGATGGTTATCGTCACAAAATTAGGATTTACTCCCACCACCAAAAGTTACGCGAGATTGTCTATTAATATTAATAGGCATCTCAGGTCGTTGTTCCTTCATAAGTTCGGCATCACTCGCGTGTATCTTATCTTGAGTAATTTTTCTAAAATACTCAGCGCGAGATTCTACGATCTCTTCAGGTATCCTTCCCAACACAAGGCCAGCAACCCCGATCAAACCTGCGTATTGTCCTTCTCGAATAACTGGGTAAGCATGATCACCTAATTGATTTTTAATCTCTTCGGCTCTCACAAATTCCCAACCTTCTCTCATTTTCTTCGATACATTTGCTGTATCTTGAAAACCCATAGACTCGACTCTGATCCATCTATGAACAAAGCCGTCTGGCGCAGGTGGTGCATCCAGAGATGATGGTGGCGACCAAACTTTTTTACGAGTTTCTGTTCTTACTTCGGCCGCGCGTGAAGTTCTTTTATTATCGCTCATACTACTGTACCTCCTTCACGTATTTAGCGTATTCTTCTAGTGGCACCCCTAATTTTTTGGCAATAGCCACCTGTGATTTGGTGAGTCTCACAGATCTGCGTCCTTGTTGTTTTCTTCCAGCGGAAGCAACGGTTTGGACGGGTTTCCGTTGTTGTTCTTGAGCAAACTTATGAGGAAAGTTTTCCTGCATACGCTTGTCTATTTCATTATAGTACTCATCACTTTCTACGTCTACACCCATGCCCACTAGGTCTTCATGGATAGTAAAAGCAGCGTTTGTCATGATTTTATCATTACCAAACCAAGTGTTTTTTTGAGCCCAAGATCTTGCTCTGACACTAGGCTCAGGTGGAACCATGTCCTGTTCCTGAGTTCGTGGTTGAGTTTCGCTTTGATTTATCTGTTGTTCTTGTAAAGCTTTTAATCTAGCATCTCTATCAGCCATCTTAATTCTAGCTTTTTCTTTTTCAACAGATAACCTAGTTAGCTCATCATTAGCTTCCATGATCTTTTCAGCATCATTTTGCTCGATAGCATCTCTAAGTTTAATTTTAACCTGCTCTCTTTGAGCATCTACTCTTGCTTCAAATTCTTTTAAATACTGTTCGTCAGCAGTATCATACTGTTTAACAGAATTTTCATATTTTCTTTGAAGTCCTTTAGCGTATTCTAAAGCCGCTCTTTCTCGTCTTTCTGATTCACGCCATTTTCTGGTTAATTTATCAATTCTTTTTTGAACACCTTCAGAAATATCTAATAAACTTTCTTCATCTTGTTTCGGTTGAACTTTTACTGGTTTTTCTTCACCGTCATCAATAATAATTTCAGCTTTTTCAGATTGTTTGTTTTGGTGATCTGTATATCCTAAATCAACTTCTCCAACATTTAAATTTGGTTCTTTTGATTCAGGAGTATTATCTTCTGCTACTTGAACATCTTGTTCACTCGCATCATCTAAATCTAATTCAACCTGTGGTTGTATCTTAGATTGTTTTTCTTCGTTTAGGTCTGCCATTGTTTATCTCCTTAATTAATAAAGATGAAGTATGTCTTCTGGTTTTTCGATAGTAGCAATGATCTCATCATCATTTAAAATACGGTGTTCACCATATTTTGTTTTGAATCTAGATCCAGCATATCTTCCGTAAATTACAAATTGTCCTTCTTTACACCATGGACCATCAGGAAATTTTTCTTTGTCTTTATAACAAAGGTTTCCCATAGCTACGACTAAACCTACTACGGTTGTCATTTGAATGGTTTCAGAAGCATTGTCAGTTAATAAAATACCGCCTTTAGTTTTTTTAGGACCAGAATAAGGTCTAACTAAAAGTCTATAACCAACAGGTTTTGGAATTACTTCTAAATATTTTTGAATACCTTCTGGGTCAGTAGGTATTTCCATCTCCCTTGATTCAGGAGCTGGTTGCTTTGAATTAGATACACCAATTAAAGATGTATCAGGTGTCACTATCGTCATCGACATTCTCCTCTTTGTTCTGCAGGTCTTTAAGATCCTGAAGCAATACCTCTAAGGCATTGAGTTTGCCTCTAGAATACTGGAGTTTGTCAAAGCTGTCTACATGGTACACTAAGTCTTCTTTAACTTGTTCTATACGTTTTTTAATATAGTGTCGAATACTTTGTAGTGTATCTAAATCAAGATTCATTGAAATAAGTATATATTTTCTTAGTTATTTCGGTTCTTTTACTGTCATTCTTTTCCCATAAAGGATTAGACATATCAAGTCCTTTAAAACCATCCATAAAAAATTTAAATTCTTTTTGTCCTGATGCTCTAGCAATAGCTCTAGACATAAAAATATCTTCACCATTAAAACAATCTTGATAATTATCCCAAAACATTTTAGCGTCTTGAATAACTGCTGGTAAATACCACGTATCCACCATCACGCCACAAGTTAATAATATAGGAGCAGTCATAGTTTCTTGTAAAGGTTGTTTTTGATATTGTTCATTATAATACCATCTAGGATGACAACCAGTTAATGGTTCTTGACGATCAAATAATCTAATTAAAGTTTCAGGCTCGTACACAAAATCATCATCTTGAATAAAAACATATCTATTTTTACAAGATAGAGCAAATGTATATCTAGATAATAAACCTAAATCAGAATCTTTAGGCATATGTAATAGTTTAATTTTTTTAGGTTTGTTTTTTATTTCTATTCTTTCTAAACAAACAACTAATACTTCTGATATCTCAGGTATATCACTATAAGCAGTTAATATCTCTAATAAGTTTTGTTTTCTAGTGCAGAAAAAACTAACACTTAACATAAGCTGTTTTCTTTTTACCCGTTTTAAAAATTTTATATTTTAGATGTTGCATATAACTATCTACAGCTTTCATATCAATTTTATCAATGTCATCAAAGACAATAAAACCACCTGCATCTAATCTATCATCAAAAAAAGCTATTTCTTCGAATACATATTTTATAGCATGTAATCCATCTAAATGAACTAGGTCATATTTAGCTAATTTAAATTTTTTACCTTTAATAAAAATAGGGTATCCGTCTGAAAATCTTTTAAAATATTCTTGAGATTCTAATAATAAAAAAATAAAATTTTTATCTTGATTGTCTACGATTGCTTTTTGGAGATACCATCGTTTTTCGTCTCCGTAACGAAAATCAACTTTGTTTTCTCGAAAATCTCCATCAGTATGAATGTAAGGAGCTGAACCAAAAGGATCAACACCGATATGATAATGAAGAGCGCTAGGATGAAATTGTTTATAAGCATCGATAATGCGTTTACTACCGCCTCCTTCATGTACACCAATTTCAATTGTAACTCCATATTTTTTAGTTAAGTTTTTGATACATTCGTCAAAAATATTTAAGTCTTCGGAATGGCTACATCTGTATTGATTCATGTAGCCATTCTATACAATCTTTTTTTACAAATAGCAATTACTTTTTACAATTGCAATCGTGATCACATTTACAAGGGATAATTTTAAATAACTTACAAATTATCCATTGGACAGCTTGTAATAATTTACAAACAACCATGCTTACAATGCTTCCAATTTTTTTTAATGTTTCCATATTACTTTCCTTTTTTAGTGTTAATAATATCTGTTGCCTTAATTCCGTACACAGCAGCCACCACTGAAATCCAAAGTCCAGTCACCCACCACGGCATATTTTGTAGTTTCTCAAAATACAGATCTAACTTTTGAGAAATTTTTTCATCTTCTGCAAATACAGAATATGCTAATAAAAACAATGGTGAGGATAGAACAATGAGTATGAATTCGTCCTTCCAATCTGATTTTTGTGATTCAAATATTTTACCTTGATATTCAATTTCACCACGCTTCATCTTTTCAGCATGTAGCAATGCTGCTTCTGACATAGCAATTTCAGATTTTTTCTTATTAGAATAAATTTCTGCTGCGGCTTTGATTCCAGAACCTAATAAACTCCATGGAAACATTATTTTACTCCTGTGAACTTATGACCTTTTAATTGAATTGAGTTGTTTCCAGGGTAAATATTTTTAGACGTACTTTCTCTGTAAGGACAACCTTGAGAACAAGGTCCTTTAGCAGGAGGAGGTCCAAATTTTTTACCTTTAGAATAATTCATTATGCTTTTTTACCTTTGGCAACACCTTTAATTTTACCTTTGTTAGCAGATGCATAGAATACTTTTTCACCTTTTTTCTTACCGTATTCTTTTTCCATTGCTTTTTTTATTTTTTTACCTTTTTTTGTTAGGGGCATTTCTATTCCTCATTTGTTGTGCTTGTAAGGCTAACCTATCTTCATTTTGTTGAGCCTGTATAGCTAGTTTAGTTTGAGCAAGTTGACTTCTTTGTTCAGCTTGTTGTTCTTGATTTTCGACTTTCATTTTTTCGATATCAATCTTTTCATCAAATTCACTTTGTTTCATATCCATATCTTGTTGAGATTCCATTGCTTTACGTTGCATATCCATAGCTCGTAAATCTAGTTCTCTTTGTTTTAATTGAACTAAAGGATCAGGTTTTTGTGTACCTGCTTCTTGTTGAACTAGTTCTGCAGTTAATTGAGCAACTATTTTTGCAACCATACTATTAAATTGAACTTGGAAACCTTGTGGATCTTGTTGTTGAAGTTGTTTCATTTGATCATTTTCTTCTATCATAGCTCCTACTTCTCCATGTGCTTTCATAGCAATGTGATCAGAAATGTGTCCTTGTAATAATGCATATACCATAGGATTAACTTGAACCATTCTAGATTGAATAAATGCAATATGGGCTGCAATATGTGAATCATGATCTTGTTCTGGAAATGCTTTTAGTAATTGCATCTGTAATGCTTTCGCATTTTCTGTTGCTGGGTCTTCAGGAACAGGTTGAATGTCTGGTTTTAATAAATTATCAATTTGTTTTGTTCCTAACGCTTCATAAACTCGTCTGTAAGCTTCTCTTACGTTGTGCATTTGTGGATTAGACATTACAATTTTTAAATTTTCGTTTGCAAGTGTCACTCTTTGTGCCATCGACATGATATTTGGATCTGCAACAGGAATTACATCGACTCTATCATCAAAATCTGTCTGTTTTACTGCTGCATCTGCATTATAAACTGCATAAGGATACACAGGAGGCAAATAATCTGAAAAAACAGATGCCAAAAGTCTAAATTCTTGTCTCATTGCATAGTAACAACGCTTGTGAATAGCACTCATGACCCTTGAACCACGTTCCAAGAGTGCAATTGTCGTTCCAACAGCTCTATTTTGAGCATCTTCACCTAATTGCATGTCTGCAATAGCTGCAAATCGTTGTCCTGCCTGTACAACAAAGCCTAAAAGTTGAAATAATGTTTGACTTGGCTCTTTAAAAGGTAAAATTTGGAACTGATCTCTAATATTTCCACCTGGTGCATCCACATCTCTGAACTCTCCTGGTTGAAATGGTTGGTCATCATCACGAATTCTTATTCCTCGTGACTTAAATCCTGCTGGTAAGTTCGCTAAAGTACCTGCATCTAGTAATTGTCTTAATGCTGTAGTAGCAGATCTACTCAATCCACCTATCATATGGATTAATCCAAAGCCATAAAAGCCTAATCCTGGTAAAAATTTGTAATGAACAAAATATTCTTTACGTTTCATTAATTCATCATCAGGACTATAATTACGATAAATAGATAAAACTTCTCCTGAACCTTCATCAATAGTTACAATGTAAGGAACTTTAACTTCTTTTTCAGGGTTTTCATTTTCAAACTCATCTAAATTTAAATCAATATGCATTTCTAAAATGTTATATTGATACTCTCTTTCTCCAGAAGGCTTAACACCTTCTAATTGATTTAGTTTGTCTTGAATTTTATTATCTTCAGGTTGTTTAGGAATTAATTCTACATCTCTATAAAAACCTGCTCGTTGTTTTTTTAATACATCGTTCTCTCCCATTTTAACAATATGGGTAATTCGTTCACAATCTTTTAAATCAGTTGCATAGTAAGGAACTACTAAATCTTGTGCTTCTACAAATTTAGCAACTGCTCTTTGCATAATTTCATCGTAATAAACTTTTTTAAATGCAGATCCTGCTAATGGTAAATAAAATAATAGTTGATCAAATTCTGGAGTATATTCTTCCATCTTTTCCATCAACATGTAGTTCATAAAATCTTGAACTCGTTCTGCTTGTTGTTCTGTCTCTGGAGTTTGTGAACCTACGACTTGTGTTCGTACAGGTCCATCACTTGGTAATAATTCTTTGTAAGCTTGTGCTTGAAATTGTGTTACTGCTTCTGCCAAAAGAGGATGAGTTACACCGCTTGCACCTTGAAACGGTCTAGTCATATCCGCATATTTAAATCCTAATAAATCTAAACCTTGAGTGTACGTTTGTTCCCAATCTGATCTTGAGACTTTGTCTTTTTTGTAATCAGACATTAACTGAGAAGAGATACGACCAAGTGTTCGCTCGTCCATATCTTCAGCTAAGTTTTTATAAAAATCTTCTTGAGAAACTTGTTCCTCTTCTACATCGACTTCCATATCGTCAGTCGGTGATTCAATTTCTACATCAACTTCTTCTGCAGTTACTTCCTCTTCTGGAAGCTCATTCTGTTTTTCAACTTCAGCCATGAATTAATAAATTTTAGTAGCTTTAGTTCTTCCTAATTTACATTTAGCAACGACCGCTGTTCCTTTAGATGCTTTAATCATTTTACCTTTTTTAGCACCTGCAGGTAAACCATATTCATCTTCGCCAATTCCCATTAACATAGATGCTGGACCAATTCCCATTGGTTTTTTCTTTGGTAACATTGGTAACATTGCTTTTCTAGTTCCTTGCGCTAGTACAGTATCGTTAACCATTTGATCACCAAAATCCCCTGTATCAGTTTGTTGTGAGGATAATAGTTTTTTAGCTGCGTCAGCTTTAGCACCCAGTAATTTTGATGCTGCAACAGCAGCCAAGCCCATACCTAATGCTCTTTTTAAGTTTTTACTTGCCATGATAATTATCTCCTTATTGTTATAACAGGTTTATAATATCATGCAAATAAATTTACGACTAGCCCACCCTCTTTTTTGTACAGTTTAAAAGGTGTTCCTTTCATCTCAGGGGTTATTTTAATACCAAATGCCTCATAATATAAATCAGGATCATTTTTATCCATAATTGTCATTCTACCACCGTGACTACTTGCAAAGACCTCCGCTTCACGAGCAGTCTTAAATGCACCAATATGTTCATTTACAGTTTTAGGGTTAAGTCCTAATTTTTTAATCGTTGCGTTATCATAATCTGTATCTCTTATCACTTTAAATGGTTTATTAGGATCTGATAAAGATACTCGAATTGTTTTTGCTTCTGTATTGTATTGTTTAGCTAATTGTTTCATTCGTTCTGGAATAACAGCTGTTTGTTTTGGATTCGTTAATATTTTTCCTCTTTCATCTGAAGTTGCTTTCAATCCTTTTCTTCCAGCCATACCATCTACACCACCATAAAATTCCCAGTTACCTAATTTACCAAAAGTATCGGATCCCACATTTCGTTTAACGTGTAATCGTTCTACTGGATTAACCACCACCCACTCTACATTGTTTTCTGCTGCAGACTTCATAACATTTTTTAATGCATGATCTCCCCATACATCTCTACCAAACATAGGCATGTAAGGTGTTGAGCCATCCGTATACTGACTTGTTTTTTTTCCAATGTTAGAAGCATTAATAGTGTTTGCTCGTAACTCATCAAACTTTTGAGATAATTTATAATAGTTAACCGTATCTTGTTGGGTAATCTTATCTCCCTTATCTGCAATTACTTTCATTTGATTTTTTAAATTATCTAAAGCAACATTTGCTTGTTGAAATTCTGCTTCGGTGTTAAATGGATTAGTTACTTTAGCTCGAGTTGGATCATTAGCAAAAGCTTTCTGTTGTACATCTGATTGCATCTCATCAATGGAATATACTTTTTTATTAGGATTGCCTTCTAACGAACGCTGACCATAACGTACGTGGTATAATTGATTTTTAAATGGTTCTCCGTTGATTGAACCAAAATGACCTGGATCAATATCTCTACGATAAGGAATAGGGTTAGGATAATAAGCAACATCTTCAAAATATTTTTCTGCTCCTGCAATTTTATATTCTGTCTGACCACCATATCTTGGATATAAGCCTTTTCCTTTTTCTGCTTGATGAGTACGATCCAATGCAATACTTCTTTGTTCCAGTGTCTCTAAAAAACCAGGTTCAAATAAATCTTCTTTATTGGTGTTTTTATAATTTCTTGCAAATTCTTTTAACTTGTCAAAGTCGTTTCTATTTTTATACAAAGGAGAATTATAATCTGCAATAGTATGACCCTCTCTATATCTCACACTAGTTTTAGATAAATTCTCCATAAAGTCTTGTGTTAAAGAATTTAAGGTAATTCGCAAGTCCGATTTAAGATTAGGTGAAGTAGAAGGTAGTGCATCTATTTTAAGTTTAGCTGCTTCTCTACCTTGATATACCATATCGGATAAATACTCTGCTTCATCTGCCATTTGACTAGGAAGACTAAATCGTCTTACTTTTAAATTAGCTGCAGGAGATTTTTCTACTAACTTTAATAAATCTAATTTAGATACAGGTAAATTGGATTCTTGTGCTACTTTTAAAAAACCACCTACTAATTCATTTTGATTATTAAATCGTGCTATATTGGTATCAAATAATTCTTCTTTGCTAATACTTCCTTTTACCTTTGTTCCAGGAACATTTACTTTAAAGTCGGATAAACGATTAAAGTTTTTAAATTCATTAATCCATGCATCAGGACTCAAAGATTTTTTTGAAGGGTGTTGTGCAATAAAATCATATAAAGCAGATCCAAATCGTCCTTTAGTTCCACCCATCGTTAGAGGTTGTTGGATACTTGTTTGTTTTACTTTCTCAAAGTCATCCATGATTTTTAAATACATGGGTTTTGCACTTTTGATAGTATCTGTAGCTCGATCTATTCTGGTAGGAACAACAGTAATGATTTCATCCACCTTATCTAAGACAACAGGTTCCGTGATCCGTGGTGCTTGAGGTATGGGTTTTGTTTTAGAGGCAATACGACTAAGAGTTTTGAGTCCAGGAACACGACCCGCGACTAACGCTCCAAGGCCACCTAGTACTCCTGCTCCTGCAACATACCCAGGGAGAGAAGATGGTTTATATTCTTCGACTTGTTTAACGTCTTGTTGGGAAGGACTTACTCCATCAACGGATTCTATTATTTTAGAAAAGTCCTCAGCCATAAATTACTTACAGCCAATAAACTTGCCGCCTTTGTAAGCTTTACCCATGCCACCGCATGAAAATTGTTCAATAGAAGGTTCAGGATTCTCGTATCTAAGTTCTTGATCTTCTTGTTCGTACGCTTCTTTAGGAAGAGGTTTTGTTCTATCGTTTTGATAAATTTCAATATCAGCTTCCATTTGTGATTTTTTAGTTTTCTTTTTCGCCATTATTTCCAACCTTTCATAGCTATTTTTGGTTTTCCTTGTTTTAGCATACCACCTTTACTTAAGGTTGTCATTTTTTGTCCTGTACTTTTTTCTCCAGTACCGTAAGAATTTGGTGCATATTTACTTAAGTTAGCCATCTTGTCTTTACTCCAAGTAGCACTGTTACCACCTATTACACCAGTATTCGTAACTTTACTAAATATGTCTGGAAATTGAGAAATAAATTTTCCAATGAAAGCTTTTTCAACTTTTAATTTTTTCATTATAATAAATCTTTGATGTAATCCTTACCTTTACCGATAATCATTCCACCTGATGATTTTTTTTCTACTTCATCTTTTTCTACTTCATCTTTTTTGAATTTAGATTTTGCATATTCGTATCCAGCACCAACACCCGCGCCGACTTTAATAACAGTATCAACCGCTTTACCAATAGGACTTTTTTTAATAACTTTAGTTAATACCGAAGCTGATTTTGGTCCTGATAGCGTTAATCTTCTTTTTAGAAATTCAGAAGTTTCAGAACTTAATTTTGAATCTTTACTTTTAACTCCTGATAAAGTTAATCTTCTTTTTAAAAATGTAGAAGTATCAGTATTAGAATCTTTAGCTAAAGGTAATTTACCAAATTGTTTATACATTTCGTCTTTGTCTGCCATAGTAATCTCCTTAATAATATTTATATTCTTTTCCAGGATAATCATATCGATCTTCCTTATAGTCAGTAGGAGATTCTACATAATTACCTTGCCTGTATCTTAACACGGCTTGTGTTGTACTATCAACATAGTCATCATTAGCTCCATTAGGAAAAGCTGCACATTCCTCAATAACCTCATCTGCAAACATTTCCCCCTCTGGATACCAAATAGATCCGCCCTCAAATACAGGTGCACAAGCATTAACCCTTGTATGCTTATCTCTACCTCGACTAGGCATAAAGGGTATTACAGGAATACCCATACGTCTAAATTCTTGGGCTAGTGGCTCACCAGAAGCTTTAGCTTCAATAATAACTGTTTCAGGTTCCCAATATTTATATTGTTCAAAAGCAACTGCTTTTAATTCTGGGAAATCATATTTACCTTTCATAGCATCTAATAACATTAAAGCTGGTCCACCATGTTCTACAGGATAAAAAACTCCCCATGTAGTAATAGCAGAATAGTCGGCAGTTTCTTTTGCACTAAATGCAGTATCATAAGATTGAATAACAGCAGTTAACGATGGTAAACCTTTTTTCCAAGGCTTCCACCATTCTCGTTTTAAAATAGCTCCTTCTTCTGAAGTTGGCTCTTGCATATATTGTGCTGACCAATTTCGTACAGGTAAGGATGCTTTTACTTTTTCTAATTCTTCTAGTTCCCAATACTCAGGCCACACAGGAGTACCATTAGATAAAATAGCTGGAAAAGAAATTTGTTTCCATTTATCTGCTTTAGGTTCTTTTTGAGCTTTAATTAATCTACCTGTTAAATCATCTTCAGCCCATCTAGTCATAACTACCAAGATGGAACCACCTGGTTGAAGACGTTGTCTTGGTCCAGCAGTGTACCACTCATATGCTCGTTCCATAGCGGAATCCGATAAAGCATCTTGTTCCGTGTGTGGATCATCAATAATTAATAAATCCGCACCACGACCTGTGATGGAACCACCAACACCCGCAGCATAATATTCACCACCATGATTCGTCTCCCAACGACCTTTTGCTTTGGAATCCTCTCTTAATTTCACATCACCAAAAATTTGTTTATACTCTGGAGAATCCATTAAGTTACGAACCTTAGAACCAAATCTAGCAGATAGTTCCGCATTGTGAGAAACTTGCATAATTTTTAATTTGGGAAACTTCCCTATCATCCATGCTGGAAATAAATACGATGCAAATTCAGATTTAGTATGTCGTGGAGGCATATTTATAATGAGCCTCCCTTTTCGTTCTGTAGATATTTTTGTAAATTCATTAGCAATAATTTGATGGTGGCCCCATTTTTTTGGATCCCTTTCTTGTCTGCAAATGAAATCAGGCCAAACATTTTTTACAAAATATAAAAAATTATCCTGACAAAGTTTAATGTGTTGAATCCATTTTTTTTCCACTTCAACACGAAGTTGTTCTGTAGTTAAAAGTTCTTTTTCCATGGGTCCCCTTTTAATATATCCTAGAATAATTTTATATTCCATACGTGTGTCAAACTTACGTTTTATAGCCAAACGCCAGCTACAATCAAAGGTTGTAGGCGTGATCAATATCTTGGGGTTTTTGTTATATGCTTGTACTATATCTAGGATCTCTATCGATCCTGCTGGTTGGTGATGCTGGTGGAGATGGTAGGGAAGGGCGGGTGATACCCGCCCCTCGATTCAACTATTGATTGAAGTCTTGACCGCCTTGAATTAGTTCAAGGATAGGTCGTAAGTTCCTAACTAGGTTTTGTTTAAGTTCATTCACAATCGGATCGTTAGGATATTTGATGATTAGTTCCTCGATTGCACTCTCAACTTGCTTGTACATGAATTGATAATTCAAAGCTGTACTAACATTGTCAGTAGTTTCAATCTCACTATTCACTCGATTGTCTAATTGAGTTTGTACAAATTTAATAAGATTAGACATTCACACCCCCCGCAACTTTGTACTCAACTTTTAACTCCATGCTTTCACTTGGAATTAAAAACTGCTCATAGATGTCAGGATACTTCTCTTTAAAAGAAGTCACATCAAATCGTTTTGATTTACGATTAATCTTTTGAGCAAAGCCCTCAAACCCATTACCCATTACATCAGTCTTTAAGATAATAAGATTTGTTTTTAAGTCATCAAACCAACTTAAGTATTCTGGTTTCATTAACTTATTTTGTTTAGTGTATTCTTTAATCGTTTCACTAAACATTCCATAGTTAAGTAATGACTTCATCATTTCTTTAGTCACTCGCTTAACTTTTGTTTTAGTTATTTGTGTCATTGTTCTTCCTTTCATTTAGTTTTAACTTTGACCATTAACTCTTATCAAAGTGGGATAATAAAACAATAAATATTTCTGCCAAATTGTCGCACCTTGATACAACTCTTAGTTGTTCATAACCAACCCCAACCAATAGATAAATAAACTTATTAATATTAAATCAATCATCTGCAATCCTGT